AATCTAATGTGTTTCGGAGGAAGCGCACCCGCACCGCCACCACCACCACCTTTACCACCAGCTCCGCCACCACCATTGCCACCTAAGAAACCTGTACCTGATCCTGCGCCAGTAGAGACAGATCAGAATCCAAACGTGAAACCATCGGCAACAGGTGGAGGCAAGACTGGACCAGGACCAGGGTTAACAATACAACCGAATAATACAATGGACCCTAATAAGACTCTGAATACAGGTCCACAAGCTGGATTAGGCGGAGGACTTAATTAATGAACGCTCGTGAGTGTTACAACAAATTAGCTACAGATCGTTCCCAGTTTCTGGACACTGCAGTTGAATGTTCTGAACTCACGTTACCATATTTAGTACAAGATGATTCATCAACACGACAAAATCATCGGAACCTTACTCAGCCTTGGCAGAGTGTAGGGGCTAAGGCAGTAGTGACGTTAGCAGCAAAACTTATGCTAGCGTTACTGCCTCCTCAAACCTCATTCTTCAAGCTACAAATCAGAGATGATAAAGTTGGTGAAGAGATACCTAAAGATGTTAGAAGTGAATTAGATCTAGCCTTCTCCAAAATGGAGAGAATGGTAATGGATTATATTGCAGCTTCTAGTGATAGGGTAGTAGTTCACCAAGCTTTGAAGCATCTAATTGTAAGTGGTAATGCACTTATCTTTATGGGTAAGGATGGGTTAAAGAACTTCCCACTAAATAGGTATGTGGTCAGAAGAGATGGAAATGGTAACGTCCTAGAAATAGTTACAAAGGAACTTATAAATAGAAAGGTAATTGGTTTTGAGCTGCCAGTATCTAATCCTAATTCACCTAATGATGCAGGACAAGGCTCAAATGGAGATGACGTAGAGGTATACACCCGTGTCAGACTGGATGAAAAATCAGGGCGTTGGTCTTGGCATCAGGAAGTAGATGATTTAATCATACCTGATAGCCGTAGTACAGCACCGAAGAATACTAGTCCATGGTTACCACTCCGATTTAACACGGTAGATGGAGAAGATTATGGAAGAGGAAGAGTTGAAGAGTTTATAGGTGACTTGAGATCCCTTGAGGGACTCTCTCAGGCACTCGTAGAAGGCTCTGCAGCGGCTGCTAAGGTAGTCTTCCTTGTATCACCCTCCTCAACTACTAAACCTAAGACCATAGCCGAGGCTGGGTCAGGTGCAATAGTTCAAGGACGACCAGAAGATGTAGCTGTAATTCAAGTAGGTAAAACTGCTGATTTCCAGACAGCTTCTCAGATGATACAGAATCTAGAAAGAAGAATAGGAGAAGCATTCATGCAGTTAAACGTTCGTCAATCAGAACGTACTACTGCTGAAGAGGTACGCCTCACTCAAATGGAATTAGAACAACAGCTGGGAGGACTATTTAGTTTACTCACGGTTGAATTCTTAATACCATATTTGAACAGAACCCTCTTAGTCTTACAAAGAAGTAATCAAATACCTAAAATACCAAAAGATCTAGCACGTCCATCTATAGTAGCTGGTGTTAATGCACTAGGTAGAGGACAAGATAGAGAAAGTCTTACTGCTTTCATAGGTACTATTGCTCAGACATTAGGACCGGAAGCTTTAATGAAATTCCTTGATCCGTCAGAAGCTATCAAACGTTTAGCAGCTGCACAAGGTATTGATATATTAAATTTAGTTAAGACTGAACAACAGATGGCGCAAGAGCAACAACAAGCAATGCAAGCTCAACAGATGCAATCATTAACTGATCAAGCTGGTCAACTAGCAGGGTCACCAATGGCTGATCCATCTAAAAACCCAGCTCTACAGCCACCTGAAGAAGAACAACAACCACCTCAAGAACAATAATGTCAGAAACATTAACTTATGACCCAGGTACTGATACAGTAACCGTTGGTGATAACCTTACACCTGATGAGCAAGAGTCTCTACAGGTGGGTGAAGAGTTAGAAACTCAACAAGAAGGATTGTTAGCTGGTAAATATAAAAATGCAGAAGAATTAGAACGAGCGTATGGAGAACTCGAAAGAAAACTTGGAGAGAAAGGTGATCAAGATAGCGAAACAGTTGACGAAACTGAGGTTCAAGAATCCGACGAAGTATCTGAAGAAAAGACAAAAGATGAAGAAACTTCTGCGGTCACAACCTTACTAGAAGAAGCAAACAAAGAGTACTATGATAATGATCAGTCCTTATCTCAAGAAACTATAGATAAGTTTTCTGAGATGAGTAGCACTGAATTAGTTAGTGCTTATGTTGAAAGTCTTAAAGGTGCTCAAGCACAACAACCACAACAACAAGCAATTGAATTAACTGATCGTGATATAAACGTTGTTAAAAATTCAGTAGGTGGTGAAGCTGAGTATACTAAGCTTGTTGATTGGACACGAGAAAACGCTGCGCAAACTGACATAGATTCATTCAATGATCTAATTGCTACAGGTAATGTAGGTGCTATTAAGTTAGCAGTTGCAGGACTGAAAGCACAGTACCAAGATGCAAACGGATACGAAGGTAAAATGTTAACAGGTAAACCACCTAAAGCTTCTGGAGATGTATTCAGAAGTCAAGCCGAGGTTGTTGCAGCTATGAGTGATCCTAGATATGATAGAGATCCAGCTTATAGACAAGACCTCATTGAAAAACTAGACAGATCAGAGGTGAAATTCTAATGAGTGGTCCTACAGGAGTACGTGGGTTAGGTCCAGATGGTACAAAACGATTCCGTCCTTTTGGTACAAAAGAATACACTGGAGGGACAAAAGGTTTATGGCAAATTTTAACACCTAACGGATGGAAAACGGTCAAGAATAAAAAGAAATCAGATAAGAAATCAGATAAATTAAAAATAGTCTAGCGGCTGACCCGAATCGTATCGTCCTCAGCCAACAAAATTTATTTAAACAATGTCAACTACAGTAACATTAACGAAACCATCTGATAACTGGCAGAGTTTTTGTGACTGGGTTACAAGTACCGACAACCGACTTTACGTTGGTTGGTTCGGTGTCCTTATGATCCCTGCACTATTAACAGCAGCGACCTGTTTTATAATAGCGTTCGTTGCAGCTCCTCCAGTAGACATAGATGGTATTCGTGAACCCGTAGCCGGGTCTCTACTCTATGGAAACAACATCATTTCAGGGGCAATCGTCCCGTCATCTAACGCAATCGGTCTTCACTTCTACCCAATCTGGGAAGCTGCAACCATCGACGAATGGTTGTATAACGGTGGACCATATCAACTCATTGTGTTCCACTTTCTCATCGGTATCGCAGCATACATGGGACGCCAATGGGAACTTAGTTATCGATTAGGAATGCGACCATGGATATGTGTAGCGTATTCCGCACCCGTATCTGCAGCCTTTGCTGTATTCTTAGTATACCCATTCGGACAAGGGAGTTTTTCTGATGGTATGCCTCTTGGCATTTCCGGTACTTTCAATTTTATGTTCGTATTCCAAGCCGAACACAATATCCTCATGCATCCATTCCATATGCTTGGTGTTATTGGGATGTTCGGGGGAGCTCTATTCGCTGCTATGCACGGAAGTCTCGTTACTTCCTCGCTCGTTAGGGAGACTACTGAAATAGAATCTCAGAACTATGGATATAAATTCGGTCAAGAGGAAGAGACGTATAACATCGTTGCGGCTCATGGCTACTTTGGAAGGCTTATCTTCCAATATGCCAGTTTTAATAATAGTCGCAGCCTTCATTTCTTCCTTGCTGTTTTCCCAGTCACTTGCATATGGTTCACCTCTATGGGAATCAGCACTATGGCTTTTAATCTCAATGGGTTTAACTTCAATCAGTCAATCGTTGATGCAAATGGTAGGGTTGTCCCTACTTGGGCAGACGTCTTGAACCGTGCTAACTTAGGTATGGAAGTAATGCATGAAAGGAACGCTCATAATTTCCCGCTTGACCTTGCGGCTAAAGAGGTCACCCCAATAGCATAAACACCACGTCCGTTCATCCTTAACGGGACGCATGAATTCACAGCATGGAACGGGGCTGTGATACTGGAGATCATTATGACACTCAAGTATCGTGGTGTAGAATACACTAAAAAATCTTAAAAATTTTAACATGAAATCAATTGCACTAGCCCTAGCTACAATCTCATTTGCTTCGACTCCTGCAATGGCTGGCGTCTATGTAAACGCTGAGTCAAACGCATCTTATACAGGTAATGACTTTACCTCTCGTACAACTGATCTTCATCTAGGTTATGAAGGAAACGTTGGTCAACTTGGATACTATGTTCAAGGTGGTCCTGCCTTCGCAGCTGCAGATGGAGCTGATGGTACAACTGATTTCTCTGGTAAGCTCGGAGGTTCCGTAGCAGCATCAGAGAAGTTAGATGTATATGGAGAGATCTCATTCCTAACAGATGAGACAGCTGACACAGCTTATGGTACAAAGATAGGTGCCAAATTTAAGTTCTAATGAACTGTGCGAAATCACTCTAAACTAAGTCTCCCGTAGCGAAACTGCGGGAGGTCATTTTTCTTAATAATAAACAATGCCTTTTACAGCTAACTCAACTTATGGTACTGTTGCATATACATCCACTGGATGGTATGACAATGGACTAATCCTACCTAATGATACATCCGATGCTAGTGGAACTACACTAGCTACAGTCTCTGATCTTAGCATCCCTGTCGGTGCTTATGAGAGAGTTATTGGTGAATATAAAATTTGGTATGATTCAGATGATACCAATAAGTTTAAGTTTAGAGTCGCAAACCTAGCGCAGTCTGACGGTTCAACTGCAGTTGCTACGACTATCTATACTCGCTTCGAAGCTGGTGTAGAAGAGTCTACTGCTGCTGATACTCCTGCAGCTGTAAACCTAGAAGGTACTGGCACATCATCAACAGATGGTGCAGGTGAGATTATCACTATTGATATCGGTGCTGCTACAACAGGTACATTAATAACAATGTATTTTAATGCACTTTCAACAGCATCTACTAAAGGTAACCTTGTGTTCCAGTTTGCTAATGCAGCTGGTTCTTCAGCAGGTACACACCTATTAGCTGGTTCTTCTGTTTGCTGGAAGAAGTTCTAAATAACAAGGAGGCATCCACCTCCTTCTTGCGGGTATAGTTTAGTGGAAAAACTGTAGCCTTCCAAGCTATTGTCATCGGTTCGAATCCGATTACCCGCTTTGGCTTTTGGCCCTTACGAGGATACCCTTAAGCTGTCTAGACGGTGGGATAGACCACAAATATAAAATTAATTTCTCAAACGTTTGAGAGTCTGTAAACTTATACACTCTCGTACTAAACATGGCTAACGCCACGCAGTCAGTACTTGGTGCACTGAATAAAGCGGTCTCTAATACCGCTGGATCTCAGGCATATGATACCAAGTATGCGACTTATCTAAAGCTGTTCTCAGGTGAGCTATTTAAAGCTTATGAGTCAGCAACAATCGCACGTGAAACCGTGCAAAGACGTACCCTAAAGAACGGTAAATCATTACAGTTCATCTTTACGGGACGTATGCAAGCGGCTTACCATACTCCTGGTGAACCAATCCTCGGATCAGGCGATCCTCCAGTAGCTGAGAAGACCATCCAATGTGATGATCTACTCATCTCTAGTGCTTTCGTATATGATCTCGATGAGACACTTGCACATTACTCTCTAAGATCTGAAATCTCCAAGAAAATTGGTCACGCCTTAGCAGAAGCATATGATAAGAAAGTCTTCAGAACGATTGCTCTAGCAGCTCGTGAAGCTCATCCTATCACAGCTTCTCCAGGTCCAGAACCAGGTGGTACTCAGATCAAGTTAGGAGCTAATAAGGAGTATGATGCTCAAGCTCTAGTTGATGCCTTCTTCGAAGCTGCTTCAGTTCTCGATGAAAAGAATCTTCCTAAGACTGGTAGAACAGCTGTACTATCTCCAAGACAGTACTACGCTCTTGTATCACAAGTATCTTCTAACATCTTAAACAGAGACTATGGTAACAATCAAGGTAACCTAACCTCTGGTGAAGGTCTAGTTGAAATTGCTGGTATTTCTATCAAGCGTTCTAACAACCTACCTTTCCTTGCTGGTACAGTTAATGGCGTATCTGGTGAGAACAACACCTACTCAGGTGACTTCTCTAACCACTGCGGTCTTATCTATCAGCGTGATGTAGCTGGAATTGTGGAAGCCATTGGCCCTCAAGTCCAAGTTACAGGCGGAGATGTCTCGGTTTTATACCAAGGAGATGTACTCGTCGGACGTTTAGCAATGGGTGCTGGAACACTTAACCCAGCTGGTGCTATCGAACTTCTTAACAACTAAGGAGGTATATTATGTCAGTTGCACCTGGCACATGTAAGAAGCAAACTAATACCACAGGTGTTGGTGGAGCTTTATCAGTGCAAAAGAACATGCCTAGCCCTGTAGAGTATGGACGTACAGTTCTATCCGATGGACTGACTGCCAAGAAATACGGTGCTTGCTAATTATTATTTATAACAATGGCCGCTTCTGTAGCTAAAGGGAATGCTGCTGTCTGCACAACTAATGCAGAGCGTATTTCCGTATCAAAAACATCAGGCGGTGCTAGTGATTCTGCTGTTAAATCAGTAACACAGAATCTACGTGTTGCCTATCCAGGCGTTGAGTGCAATATCACTAACGTCTAAATAATAGAGGGGGGTCTCCGTACCTCCCTTTTTTTTATTCACAAATATTTATACCTATGACTACCACAACCGTTGATATCGATACCGAACTATCCGCAGTCAATGCGATTCTTGGTAGCATCGGTCAAGCTCCTATATCAGGATTAGACTTTGCCAACCCTGAGATATCATTTATTTTTAATATACTTAAAGAAGTAATGCAAGATGTTCAAGCAGAAGGTTGGACATTTAACATGGAATATCATATTAAAGAAACAGTAGGATCTGATAATAAAATCATAATTGAATCTGATGTATCACGTATAGATAATGAAGATGCATGGGATAAAACTCGTGACTTTGTAAGAAGAAAAGATTCTGATGGTATCTGGAAATTATATGATAGAGTAAACCATACATTTGAATATCCAGATGATGAGTACTTCTATGTAAATAAAGTAAGACTACTTAATTTTGAAGATATACCCGCACCATTCCAAAGGTATATAATATACAAAGCATCAGGTAGAGCTGCAGTACAGTTAGTATCGAATGCTCAACTACAGCAGATGTTAGCAGTATATGAACAACAAGCTCGTGCAGCTGCTTTAGAATATGAATGCAATCAAGGTGACCATAACTTTATGGGTTGGCCTGATGAATCTGCATATCAATCTTATAAACCTTATACAGCCTTAAGACGCTAATGGCAAGTGTAACACAAAAAGTACCTAATTATGTATTAGGTATATCAACACAACCAGATGAGAAAAAAATACCAGGACAAGTAGTAGACTTAGTTAATGGTGTACCTGATGTTGTTAGACAATTAATCAAACGTCCTGGTAGTCAGCTAGTAAATACATTAACACCTTCCACCGCTTCTCATACCAAATGGTTTGATATTTATACAACAGATGAGGAACAATACATTGGACAAGTTGGAGCTGATGGAGCTGTTAAAATTTGGAGATGTAGTGACGGTGTTGAGATACCCGTGGATTATAATGATATTACTGGAACAAATAAAGCTACTTACTTAGATAATACTGCACTATCAGATGAGAAGTCTTCTGATATACAGGTGTTAACTATTAATGAAACTACTTTCTTTGTTAACAGACGTAAAACTGTAGCAATGAAGACAGGTGCTAGTGATAAATCAGCTGCTCAATTAAATGAAGCTTTTATTAATTTAGATACTATATCTTATGGTAAACAATATGCTTTAGATATATTTGATCCAGCTGATAATACTACATATAGCCATACACGTGCAACAGGGATAGTAATTGATGAAGCTACCAGTTACAGTGGTACCAGTAATGGTGACTGCTTAGGTATGGGTAGAGAGACAGTTAATATAAGTACAGGTACAGATAAGTTTGGAACCTCGCCTCCTAACATGAGTGCGAATGGGAAGTCTAGAATGAGGTATGAAGTAGATACAAGATGTACCCCACAACCTACACCGCCAGTTGATTCTAGTTATAGTTATCATGATGCATATCAACCATTTAGTAAATTACAATTTGGTGGAGAAGGTTGGACTACAGGAGATACTCATCAGTATACATCTGAGAAAGGTATCACTACAACTATTACAGTAAAGAGTCATATCAATGTTGTCTCCAGAGCAAATATTGTAGGTGTAAGACCTAATCCTACATCATCTAATGCGGAAGAACATGTATCATCTGGTGGTATATTAGGTGATATAAAAACTGTACTAGATGCAATAACTGGTCATGGTATAACAGCCACGGTTTGCGGAAATGGTATTCATTTATACAGAGCTACTCCATTTGGTGTAACAACACCTGAGAAAACTCTAATGACTATCACTACTACTGAGGCTAATAATATAGCTGACTTACCACGTGTATGTCGTCATGGATATACTGTACGTGTAGTAAATAGTGGTGAGGATATGGATGATTATTATCTTCGCTTCCAAGCTGAAGGTATATCAGCAGATATAGTACAGACTGCTACCTATGCAAGAGCTGGTAATACTGTAACTGTAACATCAAATAACCATGGTCTAGCTAATGGTAGTGAAGTCATCTTAGATTTTACTAGTGGTGCTGCTACAGATGGTTACTATACTATTCAAAGTGTAGCTGACGCTAATACATTTACAGTTACAGATGCATCATCTGGTACAATCAGTGCAGGTGAAACTGTTACAATACACCCAGCTCGATTCGGAGAAGGTGTGTGGGAAGAGGTAGCAGCTCCTGGGATAACAACTACCTTTGATGATGATACAATGCCTCTGAAGCTCACTAGAGTACTTCCTGGGACATTCTCTATCAACGGTGGTGGTGCAACATCTTATGCTAATGGTGCTTTTAGATTTGGTTATCCAGATTGGGGTAAGCGTGATGTAGGTGATGATGTAACTAACTCTGAACCATCCTTTGTAGGTAACACTATTCAAAAGATGGTGTTCTATCGAAATAGAATAGCCTTACTTAGTGAAGCTAATTTGATCCTATCTAGAGTTAATCAATTCTATCACTTCTGGGTTAAGACTGCTATGGCTATATCTAACGCAGATCCTATTGACCTACAATCTAGCTCTACATTCCCTACTAAATTATATGATGCAGTTGAATCAAATGCAGGTTTAGTTATATTTAGTGCAAGTGAACAATTCTTATTGAGTTCAGGTGCAGAAGCTTTGCTTACTCCTGAGACTGCTAAGATTGCTTACCTATCTTCTTATGCTTTTAACCCTGATACTGAACCTATTTCATTAGGTACTACATTAGGCTTCTTAAACAGTACCGCTAAGAATGCTAGGTTCTATGAAATGGCCAGTATACAATCAAATACTGAACCTGAAGTACAAGAACAAAGTAAGATTATTGCACGACTGTTCCCAAATAATATTACTATGGTTACAGGTTCCACAGAAAATAACCTACTTTTATATGGTGTAGATAGTACATTACATGCTGCAACTAATGAAGTATGGGGTTATAAGTGGTTCCAAGCTGGTGATAAACGTGCTCAGTCTGCATGGTTTAGATGGACATTACCTAATAATGTTGTCTTCCATACTATCTTAGATGACGTATATTATGCAGTATTACAAAATGGGTCTGATTATACACTAGAAAAATTTGACATAAAATTAACTTTAGGAACTCCTATGATAGGTACAGCTCCTGATGATAATCGTGTACATTTAGATACTAAGAAAACTATTGCGTCAGGTGATATAACTTATAATACTGCAGCTGATACTTCTACATTTACACTAGGTACTGGTTTCTATAGTACACGTACATTAACAGTATATTGTACTACAGATAGTGATGCAGCAGGTAAGAGTTATGATGTACAAGCTGCTGATATAGCTGGATCTAACCCTAATAAAGTAATAACATTACCTGGTAACTGGAAGACTTCTACTAAAGATGGTAGTCCAGTTAATACAGATCTTATTGTTGGATATGAATATGAGTTTGAAGTAGAGTTACCTAAGTTATATATGGTCAGAAATGAAGGTGGTAAAACTAGATCTGAAACTAGAGGATCTCTTGTTATACATAGAATGAACTTTGACTTTGGAGATGTAGGAGTTATAGATGTTACACTTAAACGTAGAGGTAGAGATGATTATACCTATACAGTTGAATCATTAGAATGGGATAATATTAATGCTAGTACAGCTGCAATAGCTGATGGTTATAATCATACTATACCTGTATATGATAGAAATGTAAATCTATCAGTACTTATAAAATCAAATCACCCATCTCCAGCTACAGTTCATTCAATGAATTGGGAAGGAGATTATTCACCAAGATACTATCAACGTGTCTAATTACATTCACCCAGTTACTGAGAAGGCTGCTCTTTATGTAGCCTCTCATCTTCGACCTGATGACTATAGAGAAGTGAAGGAAGGCCACGGTCATGAACCACTTCTTTATATTCCTCAGACTGCTTTCCATGGAGAAACAGTTTACTTCAATGTCCCTAACGGCAAGACTGCCGGATTAGCGGGAGTACAAGAAGGAGGTTTAGTATGGATGTTGTGTACTAACGCAATCCATGAATACCCCTTAACTTTTGCACGTGAAGCAAAACGATTTATAGAAAGCAGAGAAGAAAAACTCCTTTGGAACATAGTAGATAAACGGAACACCGCTCATCTTAAACTTCTAAAGTTTCTAGGATTTAAGTTCTTACGGGAACTTGAACATGGTCCTAACAAATTAACCTTTATAGAATTTTGCCGTGTGCGAACCAGTATCCCTGATATCAGGAGCAATCTCAGGAGCTCAACAAATAGCAGCATCTAGTGCTGAAGACGCAGCTGTTGATGCTCGAAACAATGCGAAAAGACAAAACTATTATAGACAACAAAGAGAGTACGAAGTTCAAGCTAATCTTGATAACGTACAATATTTAAATGATGTACAAGAGCAAGATCACCAACAGGATGTTACATATCAAGCACTACTAGATCAGTGGTCTAGTGATGATATGCAACTTCAAAAAATATTTGCATCTAATGATCATGCAATTGAAGACGCCATGATTAAAATGCATAAAGGGGATTATGCAGGAAGTATGACTGGTAAAACAGCAGCTAGATTGGCTGGTGATTCAGTCAGAGAAATGGGGATGGCTAAATCTAGATCCTTACATAATAAGATGATGGCATCTAAGGAGACTAGTATGATTAAAGAGCAAAGAGCTACACAAGCTGCTTCTGATTCTCGTAGTTTATTCATGGATGTAGCCTTTGCACCTGTTCATGGTATGAGACCTGCAGCCCCAGCGTTAGAATCTAAACCTAGTAAAGCAGGGTTAATCCTTGGATTAGCAGGTACAGGATTAAATACTTATATGGCAGGTAAAGCTAATCAAGCTACTGATGTATGGTCTGAGAAACAGACAGTTGAAATGGATAGGTATAGTGTATAATGTCAAGATCTTACAATAGAAATATTGAGAGACTCAAAGCAAATCAAAGCTCAGTTTCTCAACAGGAGCAACAAGCAACCACAGAAGCCGCTAGACTATACGGTGAAAAAAGGGTTAAAGATGCTCAAGCATGGCAGAAACTCACCCCCTTTTCTGAAGCTTTACAAGACTGGAAGAAGAAAGATATAGAAGAAAAGAAGCGTCAAGGTATGCTTGAAGCTAGGCAATCTCAATTAGATAAAGCTAATAAACTATCTGAATACCAACAGCAACTTCAAGCTATTGAAGAAGCTAGAAAGATGGGTGAATTAGCTTTTGAATTTGAGGATGCTAAAGCTCAAGATACAGCTTATCAACAGATTAAAGTAGAAATGCTTAAAGCTGCTGGTAGTGATGGATACCCTGATGCTGATAGAATAGCTCAACTATCTCCTTGGCAGCAAGTAGGTTTTGCTCAAGAAAAATTACGTGTATTTAATAATTCTTTTGATGATAAGTTAGCTCATGCTATGCAGAATAGTGAAAGGCAAATTGAACTTGCTGGTATCACTTTTACACCTGCAGAGATACGAGATAATAATTTATCTTTACCTATGAAAGAAGCTGCATTACAAATACTTGCAGAAGATATTAGAGCTAATTCTAATATAGATAGATTCTCACCAGAAATGTTAAAGATGTCTGGTACTGAAGAGGTTATCCAAAAAGCAAAAGAATCTATGCTAGGTAAATATAGACAGAGATATAATATCGAATCGTCTATGAATACTAGGCAAAAAGCTTCTTTAGAATGGAAAAGATCAGAGAAAACAGGATCAGATTTACATAGACTCTTATTACAAACATCAGCTACTATCGATACAAAAGGTAATATCTTAGGTAATACAGGTGGTTGGGATGAAGTTATGTCGATCTTAAAACAAGAAGGTATAGCTATGCATGACCCAGCTTATGCTGATAAGATAGGTAGCTATGAAATACCTGATACTTTAAGACGTCAAATAGGAGCTAAACCTGGTACTACCTATGCTCAGCAATGGCCATCTAGGTTCTCAGGTCTTAAAAGAGATATTAAAAAAGGGTATTCTGATGCAATTAAAGCAGAAGAAACATTCTTATTAGCTGATGGTAAAGCCTTAAATAATGAGTTTATAACTGCAGCTAGAGAAGGTGATTTAACTACACAAGAAGTAAATGAGTATAAAAGAAAGTTTGCTCAACTAGGTTTACCTATACCTTCAGGTGTAGAGAAATATGAAACTGCTAGTATGAGAGATGAAAGAGAAGATAAACAGCAGATAGAAGCATTAATAGCTGCTAATAGAGGTCAAATAACTCATGCTGAATTAGATCAATTTCATCCTAAAGCAGCTGTAGAATATAGAGATAAAGCTACTAAACTTGAAACTGCAGCTATACAACAATTTGATGCAGAGAAAAGAATCAAAGCTTCTTTAGATGTTAACTTTGCTAATATGGGTATCAAAGCTAATGAAAAGAGTCCTGCTTATGTAGAGGCTCTAACTAATGCTAAAGCAGATTATGCTAGGCAATATAATGATTATGTTGCTATGGGTTATAGTGCTAAAGTAGCTAGTCATTTAGCTTTACATGGTAAACCAGGTGATGTTAAAGACTTAGAAACTGGTGAACCTATAGTAGGTGCTATGGGGGTAATCACTGAAATTGAAGCAAATGAAATGCGTAGTAAATATGTTAAGTTAGGACAAAGTGTAGAACAAGAAATCAACCCTGGACATATTAGAGTAGCTAGAATCAATACTGGTAAACAAGAAATGAGGGATGATCCTAATATCATCTTTACTGGTACTATAGGTGGTGATTATGGCAGAAGACAATTAGATTCTGTTAAAAGTAATATTGAGAAATATGGAGTCCAAAAAGGTTTAGTTATGGATAAAGGTGCTTTACAATTTTATAAAGGTTTAGCACGTGGAAGAGATAACAACTGGATGGGTTTGTTAGATGCTCAATTAAAAGCCACTGGTCATGAAGGTTTATGGCCAAATGGTAAGCCTGAAATACAAATGTTTATGGAAGGTAAAGATGAGAATGGTGAAGACATAATGTCATCTGCTGATGAAAATGTTCGTAAAGCTATTGTTAATGCAGGTAGATATCCATCTAAATCTACTTATATATACCAACGAAATTACATGAAAGATGGGTCTAGAGATAACTTCATTTCAGCTTGGGATAGCCAAGAGAACTTACAACCTTGGGTGTACTAATGGATGAACTAAATTTACAACCTGATGCATTAGGTGTAACTGATTCTACTTTTGAAATAGAAGGGTATGACGATCAGTTAGAAAAAATAGAAAATGCATTCCCTGAAGAGGATTTTAGAACACCTGCTGAACAACAAGCTGCACAACAAGCTGAACAGAAAGCATCTCCAGAAGCTACCCAACCTGCTCAACCTACAGCACAACAGCCTCAAGCAGAACAACCTCAACCTCAGACAGAACAACCTACTGCTCCTGTTGATCAGAAGCAAGCAGAAAAAGAAGCTGCAAGAGCTAAGGCTACTCAGCATTTAACACAGCGTCAATACGACCCAGTATCTGGTGAAGCAAGTGTTGACTCTATTTTAGATTATCATGGTAATAGAATAGCTGATCAAGCTAATGGTAGAGATGTTATACAAGCTCTTAAATTAACTCGTGATTACTCTGATAAAGAAGAGAAAGTTTATGAATTATTAAATGGACTTAATCAATTAGATAAACTTGAAGCTTTTCATATGATAAGAGAAGATCCTGAACTTACAGCGATCTACGATCATAACAATGATGGTGAAATAACATACGATGACTTCTTCGATACTACCAATTTAAATGGTGGTGACGGTATGACTGATGAAGAAGATAAAGCTGCAACTGAAGAATGGCTTAATGCTATGTTAAATCCAGATGCTGAGCAACGTGCTAAAGCAGTATGGAGACAGTTCGGAGCTGGACAGAATATGGCACTATTTATCAACAGAAGGCGTAAAGGTTATTTTGATCCTAGTTGGGAAGAAGATACTAAATCATCTGGTGGAGGTGCGTGGTTTGATATAGGAGCACAGAAACTAAATCTTATTGGAAGTGTAGGGGCTGTATTACAAGGTAAAGGATGGGATGAAGATTCTACTTGGGATGATGATATCTTACAACATAAGAATTCTCAATCCTTAGAATTCCTTGTTAATAATCCTATTGCTACTACTGAACATTCAAAGGATATTTATAATGGTGTATATTTTGGTACAGAAGCTTTAATAGCTGCTGCTACATATAGAGTAGGTGGTGGTGCTATTGGTCAGATACCTGGACTAGGTGCAACTGGAGCTGCAATTAAAGGTTTAACATCTACTGGTCTTACAAAAGGTGTTATAGCTGATACTATTGTACCAGGCGCATTCAGAGATTATTCTGAGCATGGTGTAGGTATGATGAGACAAAGAGGACCACTAGAAATAATTACAGATCACTATGGTGGTGCTGGAGAATTATTTGCACCAAGTATAGCAAATCAGATAAACTCTCCTCATTTTAAAAAGTATGATAATTTAATGGGCGAAACTATGTTAGCTCTAGGATTTGGACATGCTATTAAATGGGGTGGTAAATTATTTAGAAGTGCTCATAAACAAATAGGTCCAGCTTCTCAAGGTGTTAAAAGCTGGGGACCAAAGATTAGGAAACAATTTGAAACTAGTACTCATTCTCTGTCTACTAGATTAGATGCTCAAAGAGCTGATCCTGAATCATTTCTTAGACAAAGCCAGCAACGTTTAAATGATATAGCAGAGGCTGGTAAAGAACAAGTTAAGAAAGGATCTGAAGGGTTTAGAAATGCTTTTGTTGGTAGCCAAGATGATCCTAAGATGTTATTCGGTATCTATAAAAACACCACTGGTATGCTAGGTCAAGGTTGGTCTAAAGTTAGAAGTGGTATTCGTCAAGTTATTAATGATCTTGATGAGATGAGATATCAAGTAGGATCAGGACAAGTAGGTAGTACAGACTCTTTATTCTCTCAAGTTGATATGGCAAAAGCTGCTAAAGGTGGTATACCTGGATCCAGATTTGCTAGATTTGCTAAAGAGTTAACAGAAGATAAAGTATGGAAACAACAGTTATCAGATTTTAATCCGTTAAAAAAAGGTACTGGTACTAGAAGGCAAGCATCTGATAGTGCTAGAAAAAGTATTCAAGAAATATTAGGTAGAGATGCAGCCTCTAAAGGTGATGAATTTTGGGGAGATGCTATCTTAAATGGGAAGTTAGATATTGATGATTTTGATAAATTATCTGATTTCGATAAATGGGCTGTTCAAAATATGGAAGTCCAGGATGGTGTTAACAAATCTCTATTATTACAATTAAGAGATTCTGCTAATGCTACAGGAGAGATGTTAGGTAAAACTGATATCTTTTCTACCGATGGACCAATGAGAAGAATAGCTGATAATCTTACTGTAGGTTTAGGACAAGTTAAAAAGACTCAATATACCTGGAAATTAGCTAGGAAACTGATTGACGAAAACAATGGTAAAGTAACTAGTGAAATTCTAGATCAGATTAAAAAGCAATCTTTAGATGCTGAACGTAGAATACATAGAGAAACCCAAGAAGGTATTAACTTAATGGCTCGTATGCTCCAAGAACAAGGTGATGATGACCTAGCTGGAGCTGTATTAGATGTATTCAAAGTATCTAATGATGTTCATAACTGGAAAGATTTTGATGCATGGATGCACCAGAAACTAATTGGTGGTGAATTTAATGGGGCAGTTAAAACAGGTGAGTTAATTCGTAACTTACAAGGGGTAATGGTTCAAAGTATTCTTAGTGGTCCTAAGACTCCTTTAAGAGCATTACTTGGTACTACTACTAATTCCTATCTTAATGCTATTAATGAAGCAGCTGGAGCTATATTAAGATCACCGTTTACAAACGATGTTGTTAGTAGAAAAGCTTCTGTTGCTAAGTTAAAAGGTATGTTTGAACTAATACCAGAATCATTTGATGTATTCAGAAGAGAATGGAATTCTAAATTCAATGCTAATATAGCAGATATTAGAACTAGATACTCTGAAGCTCCTACTGCAGGTGATGAACTTTGGGAAGCTCAACGTTCATGGGTTGAACAACGTGGTACTGATGGAGAAAAAGCTGGTTTTTATATTAATAATACAGCTAGATGGATGACAAATAATAAACTATTTGGTTGGGCTCCACGTGCATTAGCAGCTACTGATGAAACATTTAAGCATTTATTAGCTAGAGCTAGATCTAAAGAGATCGGTATGCGTAATGCTTTAGAAGAAGTTGGTGATGATTGGACTAAATTAACTCCTGAAATTCTACAAAAAGCTGAAGATAATCATTTCAAACATTTATTAGACGGTGATGGTAATATCAATTTAGGTAATGATTCTTGGTTAAAGAAACAGTTTGAAGAAGTAACATTAACATCTGAATTAAAAGGATTCTCTGCTAAATTAGATGCTTTATTTGATACAACACCCTTAGTTAAACCTTTCTATTTATTTGCTAGAACAGGTATTAACGGTTTAAACTTTACATATAAAAATACTCCATTATTAGGAGTGTTACATAAAGAGTCTATTGATATCTTAAGACATGTTGGTGATGATTTTAAACCATTACATAAATATGGTATTGAGAATGCTAATGATTTAGCTAATGCTAGAAACCTATTCGCAGGTAGACAAGCTGTTGGTGCAGCTACAGTTAGTGCTGTAAGTGGAATGTATATGTCTGGTCAATTAACTGGTAATGGTCCTGCTGATAGACAACTTAGACAGAACTGGATTAATGCTGGTTGGAAACCTAATCATATATACATTGGTGATGTAGGGTTTGATTATAGAACCTTAGAACCTTATAATACTATTTTTGCATCTATAGCTGATATAGGTGATAATATGGAATTAATGGGTAGTGAGTGGGCTGAAAAACGTTTACAAGCTGCTGGTTTTGTTATAGGTAGAGGCTTGACAGGTAAAACCTATATGTCTGGTTTAGATCAAATGATGCAAATCATACAGATGAAGCCTGGTTCTTTCGATAAAGGAGCTGCTAATATATTAAATAATAGTATACCTTTAGCAGGTATGAGGAACGAATTTGGTAAATGGGTTAATCCACACATGAAAGAATTAAACTCTGATATGTGGGATTCCATTAGAAATAGAAACCAAGTTAGTGAGTTAATGGCTGCTGAACCTTTACCAGCAAAGAGTGATTTATTGAACGGTAAACCTATTAATAATTGGAATATTGTAGGTAGATCTTTTAATGCTATCTCACCTATTCAACTAGATATTAGAAACGATAGTCCTGGTAGAAGACTTTTATTAGATAGTAATTATGATCTAAAATCTACAACCTATGCTTATGGTGGTTATTCTTTTGTTAAAGATAATCATGTTAGAGCACATTTCCAAAATGCTATAGGTACTGTACCAATTATGGTTGGTTTTAAAAAGTTTAAAAATGTAGAAGAAGCTTTAAACCATCTAGCTGGTAGACCAGATGTTAAGAACTCTATGGAAGATATGCAAAGAGATGGAAAGAACCCAGCTAATTGGGATCTTGATCCTAATACATATCCTCATAATACTCTAATAGATAATGTAATGAATCAAGCTAGAGCTAAAGCTTGGTCTAAAATAAATGATCCAAGTCATCCAGCTTATGAAAAGGTTCAGAAATTAAAAGCGGAGAAAGATGGAAAGGATTCTAAAACTAGAGATAATAGATCTGAAATTTTAGAGCTTAGTTTTCCTCAACAGACTATAGACAATTTCCCTAAGAACTAAATGGCACATACAAAAGTAACAAAACAACACTCTCAAAATACGGGAGTTGCGAATACATTTAGCTACTCAGGGAGTTTTGATGTATTCAAAGGTAGTGAGGTAGTAGTATCATTAGATGCAGTAAATCTAACATTCACCTCTTCTACCATAAATGAATCCGCCTCCCCTAGAGAATATACCGTAGATACAACAGCTAAAACCATACATATTGGTGGTGCTGATTTGTCTAGTGGTACTATTATAATTAGACCTGTAACAGATTTAGGAGCCCCGACACCTAGAGCTACCTATACCCCAGGTGCATCAATTACATCAGCAGATTTAAATAATAACCAGACTCAGCTTCTAAGGAAGGCTCTGGAATATGATGCTGATAAATTATCATCTACTGGTGGTACAATGACAGGTCACCTAGAAATGGGTGAAGATACGACAATTATATTTGAAGGAGCAACAGCCAATGCTCATGAAATAACTTTAACAGTTGCTAATCCATCTAGTGATACAACAATTACATTACCTAATACAACAGGAACAGTAGTAACAACTGGTGATACAGGTACTGTAGCAACAGCTATGATTGCAGGTGATGCAGTTAATGGAGATAAGATCGCTGATGATTCAATTAATTCAGAACACTATGTAGCTGATTCAATAGATGCTGAACACTATGCACCTGGTTCTGTAGATACGAATGCTTTAGCAGATAACTCAGTCACATCAGCTAAAATATTAGACGGTGAAGTTGTTAATGCAGATCTTAATGCAGCTGCAGCTATTGCTCATAGTAAGTTAGCAGCTATACCTGATGCACAAATTCTTGTAGGAAGTGGATCAACTGTACCTACAGCTGTAGCAGTTTCAGGTGATGTAACTATTGCTAATACAGGTGCAGTAACTATAGCAAATGATGCTGTAGAAATTGGTATGATAGGTTGTGAACAGACAACTATAACAGATAGTGATTCTCATCTTCCTACATCAGGAGCTGTTGTAGATTATGTTGCAGCTCAATTAGAACCATTTGGTGGTTTTGAAGTTATTGCTAATAGAACTAGTTTCCCAAATACTGTACCAGCATCTGGTGTTGTTATTAGTATTTTAGATGCAAATGGTGTAGTATTTGATTCAACAAGTACACCAGATACAACTACTGGTAATTGTACAGAAGTAGACGGTACAAATGTAACAATCCAAGCTGCTCCAGATGCTTTACAAGGTAAAACAATTGGTGCAGGTGTTGGTCTGTTGTGCTCATACTCGGGGTCTGGAACTAACTATACTTTCCATAGATTATTAGCTAAAGATGATGATGTAGAGCAACTTAGTCAAGATATAAACGACTTTAAAGCTAGATATCGTGTAGCAAGTTCTGCCCCAGGATCTAATAATGATGCGGGTGACTTATACTATGATACTAATAATGACAAAATGTATGTCAGGAATTCTGCTAATAATGCATGGGGTGAAGTAACATCAACTGGTGAGTTTAAGTTCTTATTCTTATGTCCAAATGGTGGTTCTGGAGCTCCAACAATAAATGGTAGTATTGCTACATATGATTTAAGAGAAGGGAGTAATTCAGGTACAGGTGCTAGTGTAACAACAGCAGCTCAATTAATCGTTAGTGTTAATGGAGTAGTACAGAAACCTAATACAGGAACTTCAGCACCAGCTGAAGGTTTTGCTATGGTAGATTCTAATACTATTATATTTGGATCTAATCTACCTACTGGTGCTGTAGTATTTGTTATTCAAGTTGGTTCTGCTGTAAGTATTCCTACACCAGGAGATAACACTGTTACATCTGCTAAGATTGTAGATGGTGCTATAATGAATGCAGATATCAATGCTTCTGCCGATATTGCAGGTAGTAAGATAGCAGATGATTCAATTACTGAAGCTAAGTTAGATATACACGCTGCTCCTAGTGGAACAGATAAATTCCTTAAATATACCAGCAATGGTATGGAATGGGTTGTAGATAATAATACAAACCTTCTTGCAGGTGGTACAGCCACAGGCCATATCAATCTTGACAATGATCAAGAAATACGCCTCATGGAGGCAGATAGTAATGGATCTGCTTATGTAGGTATCAAAGGTGCAACTGATAAAGGAGCAGAGGGTTCATATACTCTATCTCTTCCAGCTGCAGCTCCAACAGCAGGTAAAGCTCTTGTTGCAAATGCCTCAACACCTACTAATTTAGAATGGGGAACAGCAGGTGGAGCAGCTGGTGGTGGTACAGATCAAGTTTTCTATGAAAATGAACCTACTATAACAACCAACTACACAATAGCAGGTAATGCTTCTACAGCTATGAACGCTATGTCAGCAGGTCCAATAACTATTAACAATGGTGTAACTGTCACTATTGGAGCAAACCAAACCTGGACAATCGTATAAATTATGCCAATAGTAATAAATGGAAGCGGTACCGTCACAGGTCTCTCTGTAGGCGGTATCAACGATGGAGCAATAGCTAAATCAGATTTAGCAGATAGTGTAAAACCTGTATTCATAGGTTATGCATTACTTGAAGATCAGAAATCTTCAGGAACAGATGGAGGAACAGCAACATCAGGTTCTTGGTTTACAAGAACATTAAATACTACAGTTACAAATCCTAATAGTATAGTCACATCTCTATCATCTGATCAGTTTACTTTAGGAGCAGGTAATTATTTAATAAAATGGACTTCACCTCATTATGGGACTGATGGTGCTACATCACGTTTATATGATGTAACCAACAGTGCTGTTATTGGTAATGGTGCATCGTGTTATCCTAAATCGCATGGTGCTGAAACAACTTGTCAAGGAGCAGCAAGAGCAACTCCTTCTGGATCAACTGTTTATCGAATTGAAGCTAGAGTACAGACTACAGAAAACACCTATGGATGTGGGGTAGCAACTTCTTCTTTCGGTAAAACAGAGGTTTATACACAAGTAGAAATATATAAGGAGTCATCATGACATTAAAACTAAACGGCTCCTCATCAGGGAGCGTATCAATAGATGCTCCTGCTAGTACCGCTGGTGGTGCAGATAGAACACTTACTTTACCTGATAAGACAGCTGCAATATCCCCAAGGATGGTATTAGAAGAATTTGGTAGTCCATGTGACGGATCAGTAATAGCAACCATAAATGGTGATGTTACTTTTCCAAATGTAACAGCTTCTCAAACTACTACTACTAGTTATGCAGATGTTACAGGTTCATCACTTGCCTATAATCCTCCTACTGGTACAACACAAGTACATTATTCGTTTGATTATTTTATAGCCGAAGTAGACGACCCTCAGTTAACCCACGTGAAATTATTTTTAGATTCTGATGAAGTAACAAAAGCTAGAAGAAGTTCAAGATTTATTTCTTCTTGGGCAGGAAATCAGGCTTTTAGATGGGTTTTTAATATTGGTGGATCTGCTGATACAACAGTTGGTAGAGTAGCTAGTTGGACTTCAGCAAAAACAATGAAGCTACAGTGGAGAACATATAGTAGTTCCTATGATCCTAAAATACATGAAACCGTTTATTGGGATGGTGCTTCTGCAACTCATTTAGCACTGCCAACACTCAGTATTAAAGCAATAGGATAAACATATGAGTACAATAAAAACAACAAATATTACTCATGGGAGTAATTCAGGTACAGCTAACATGGTGTTGGCTAGTGATGGTAAAGTAACCATCCCTGAGAAGAAACTATATTGTCCTGGTGCTATTGTTCAAGTAGTTCAATATATCAAAAGTGATACTTGGACGGGTGGTACATCTTTTGCCGATATAACTGGTGTATCTCAAGCGATAACTCCTACTGCTAGTTCAAGTAAAGTCTTAATTAGATATGTGATGAATTTTGGTAAGGACAACCAATCGCCTACACAAACACTCTTACAAAGAGATATTGGAGGTGCTGGGTATGGGAATATACAGGCAACTGCTTTAGGATGCACAACTTACAATTATAATGGTGATGCTGATGAAAATCACCAATGTATTCCACACTTCTATGAATATTTAGATTCTCCAAATACAGCTTCTGCTGTTACTTATAAAATTCAAGCAAAAATTGGAGCAGGAAATGTTTATTTAAATAGAAGAGGAGGTGCTGCTACTGTTCTTAATACATCTTATATAACTTTAATGGAGGTAGCAGGTTAATGGCATTAACAGAAATTAATTCTTTAGGTCTAAAAGACGCTGAAGTAAAAACCGCAGACATAGCTGATGATAATGTAACTACAGCGAAAATAGCTGATGATGCTGTGACTGCAGCGAAATTAGCAGATAACGCCGTTGTTACAGATGCTATAAATGCTGATGCAGTAACAGCAGCAAAGATTGCAGAT